TTCGTGATAAGGACAGTCTGCGCCGAGCCGATAGCCATTGACGTCCAACCGCTATCCTCCTTGTCGGTTACGGACAGGAAGCCCTCCACGGTCACGGTTGACGATGCGCTGCCCTTGCCGCCCAGCGGATCGTCTACGAAGTCATAGGTGGCGTCAGCTGCATCCGTAATGTCAATCGTCTCAGCAGCAGGCGCGCCCTTCTCGGCAATGGTGATCTTGCGCCAGCCGCCGCAGGCCGACATCGCGCCCCAGTCCACGACGGTCGTTGCTGAGTACCCGGTATATTTCTCGTATGCCATGTAGTTACTCCGTTCGCTAACCGTGCTTAGAATGCACGGTTTTAGCCAAGCGCGCTCACCTCAGTTTGCACGCCCCAATAGTCAACCGTGTTGACGGTGAGAATCACCAGCTTACTATTCCACTCAGGATGCGCCATTGTGCCGAGGTCAACTGCATCCAACGCCGTGTGCAGGCTGTCCAGCATCGTTACCACGGCGTCGAAGTTCGTCGGCCTCTGGTTCTGGCCTACTGGCTCGATAGCAACCATGAGATCGGCGGTCAACGTGCGCGTCATGTCGCCCACGCATGTTGCCGGCACACTTTCGCCGCGCGGCAGGTCAACCCACTGTGCGGGTAGGTCGGCCGTATTGAGGCTGTTCGGCTGGCCCTGCGTGAACTTGCGCGTGACGCCCGTTACGGTCACGGCCTCCAGCGCATTGACGAAAGCAACATAGGTTGTCATTTGATGCGCCTCTTGTATGGCCGCAGCAGTTCTTCGATGTCCTTCGGCAAGCCCGGCTGTACCGTGATGATGCCCTGTTCCGTGACCATGCTCTCGATCACCTGCTGGTCCTTCTGCCGATAGAGATACGCCGCCAACCGCACGCACGCCTGTACGATGTCCTCCGGTGGCGTGGCCGAATAGCCCCACTTGCCGCTAACCTGGATCGCGTTCTCAGGATCGTTGACGTACTGCCAGGAGTAACCCGACGAACCTTTGAGCGTGATAGCATAGTACGGCGTTGAGTTGACCGGCTTCGTGGTGTAGTAGGCCGACGTGATGACCGTGCTATCGGCATCGCCGTTCGTGACGGTCGTGATCGAGCAGCAGTCGTCATCAAACCACAACGTCGAGCCGCACACCTCGGCCAGCGCGTCGAAGTAGTGCGTCGTGCTAACCGTCACCTCGAACACACGCCCGGTGCGTCGTTCGATCAACGCCTGTGCCCGCTGGATGCAGTCATACAGCAGCAGGTCATCTCCTGTGCCGGTGATGCCGAGATACGCTTTTAGGTCCGCGATGGTGCAGTACATCATGCGCCTCTATTTCGCCGTCGCCGTGCGACTTCCTAGCGTGTCCTTCTCGTAGTGGATGTCAAACTCCAGAAACGCGACAGACGCCGCTAACGTGTCATCACCCTGGCCCGCGTCACGGTGCAACCGGCAAACCAGCATACTTGAGATCGTCTGCCCGGTCCCCGCAATGTAGTTATTGCCAGAACCGTCTTTCAATTCGGTCATCTTGTGCACCCAGGCCGTACCACCCGCCGCAGTCGCATCACTGGTCAGCGTAGCCGCTGCGCCGAAGGTTCCGCTGTGCGAAGCCCAGGTATAGTCCAGTTGCCATACGACATTACCCGCATCGGCGGTAGTCGGAGCCCAGTGCACATGCGGATAGATCGCCGTGCCTTGCTTGTAGTCGTGCGGCATCTGCACTTCAAAGTGCACTTCGTCGTGCTGTGCCACATTGAATGTCAACGCCTTGATATTGCCCGCGCCCAAGAATGCGCTCAGCGTCGGTGCAGTTGAGCCAAGGCGCGCCGCCGAACCGGAGATGCGCAGATCATCCCACACCGTCGCATTGCCGGACATGTGCAAGATGCCTTCGTTCAACTCCACGCCGTTGATCGTTTTCAACCCATTGAGGTATTGCGCCATGTCATCACCTCAACAGGTAGGTTACGCCAATGCGCCGTTTGTCCGTGTTGGCGTAAGTCGTGCGCAGCGCATCGCCGGTCAACAGCGGCAGATTCAAATCGGACTGCGTGATAACGATGTCCGTCGTGCTGGCCGCCGACAGATCGATCTTATAAATCACCACGTCATGCTGCGTCTCGGCCACTGAGTCCAGCGTGATCGCAAGATATTCGCTCGTTGTCGGCGCGGTGTCGATGTGCACCAGCACGGCATCCAGATAGACATTGCCGGTCATGGCCCCGGTCGTGTCATTGATCGCTACGCCGTCGGCATAGATGCGATGTACTTTCATGTCACCCCCTGGAGGAGCGCGAGTCGCCCCGCGCTCCCCGTCACACCTTACGGCTCCTGAATCTGGATCGCGCGCGACCAGTAGATATAGCCGTGGTTGGCTGCGGCTGAACCGGCTTGCACGCCCAGCGAGAAAGTCAAGTCCTCGTCATTCGGCCAATTGGCGTTACTGGTGGCGATGGACGTGACCAGCACGCCGTTGAGATAAGCGTGCACGTAGCCCGCGCCGTCATAGTAGAATTCGACGGTGTACACGCCAAGATCAGCCAGCGTCGCGACTTCGTAGGTTGTCTCTGCGCTGTCCTTCTCCAGGACGAACGACATCACCGCGCTGGTGTCAGCGACGCGGAAGTACACGCCATCTGAAACGCCATCGGAGAAATCCGTGTCGCGGATAATCATGCCGAGATGCACGTCGTTGTCGTCAACGTCCGTGAGCTTGAACTTGCATCCGAAGTAGGCCGGCCAGGCTGCCGCGAACTTGAACAACTCAGTGAAGGATTGCACTTGCACTTTGGCGTTGTCCTGCCCGCCCAGCGCGAACTGCACCAGCCCGCCCGAAGTGCTGTCCGTCGAAACGAAGGTGCCGTTAGACAACGTAGGCGTGAAGCCTGCCGCAGTCGTGGTTGAGATCACGTTGCGCCAGTCAAACGAACACTTGACAACATTCGCGCCAAAGGCGTCATACCAGCGATGCGGCAGTTCCTTATCCCGCAACACCAGCGCATTGCGAACGGTAGTCCATTCAGTGCTCATGGTGTTACCTCCTACGAATCAACCGTCGTGGTGTAGATGCCCGCGTAGGCGTTAACCGCGTTCGAGTAGCGCACGTTCGGCCCCACACTTAGTCCGGTCCCCGTGACGCCCACGACGTTGTTCTTCAGATTGATGACAATCACGTCGTTCACGTAGCCGGTTGAGGAGTTGTGCACCGCGATGCCCAGGCCCGCGCCGGTCTCGGTCTGCAACAGCCGCACGTTCTCGATGCGAATGGCCGCGCCCGCGCCCGCGTCCAGCTTGACCGCGGCCGCCGAGCAATGCGCCCGAATGTCGGAGTTGATGAGCGTCAGCCGGTCATACGTGCCAGCCGCGGCAATGACGCTGGTGCCAGCTGCCGTCAAGCCGCCCGTCACTTCCACGAACTTGAAGCCGTCAATGGTCACATCAGTGACGCCGGTCGCGATGGCAATGCCGACCAGCGCACCGAGGATCACGGAGGTATTGCGCATCTCGACGTTCTTGAGCGTCAGGCCGTCCGCGTTCGCGCCCACGGTCATCATGGCGGCGATGTTCAGGAAGTTGCCGACAATCAACACGTTCTCGATCCAGCAGTTTGCCGCCGTGACATTCCAGGTGGCAGCTGTTGCCGTGGTGAGCGTGAAGGTCGGCCGCGTCGCGCCCCAACCGAGGCCCACGACCTTGACGCCGGCCACATCCATGACCACCGAAGTCGCCCCGGTAATGCTCTCCGCATGGCCCGGCATGAGGTAGATCACATCGCCATTGGAAGCGGTGCAATTGCCTACCGCATAGTCCAGCGTCGCGAACGGGCGATCCGGCGTCAGGCCGTAACCCGCCGCATCGGACGCCGAAGCATGGCCGGAGTCCACGAAGAAGATGTTGCCCGGATGCTGCTGCAAGTCAGAGATGACCAGCACGCCGCCGGGATACTTGTTCCCAAACAGCGCAGTTCGTACATACTGAGATTCCATGTTCGGTCCTTTCCATTGTTAGCGGGAGCGAGTTGCCCCGCCCCCGCCGCCTGGGTTATCAGGTCGTCACGTAGACGGTGACACCAGCGCTAGCCGCGCCTTCCTTCTCAGCGCCCTTTTCGCGGGCGTTGTACAGGATGAGAACGCCAGCAATGTCATCTTCGCCGGTATCGCCGGTCTCGGCTGCGTAAGCGCGCACGTAGTAGTAACCGTTCGCCATGTCCATCTGCGAGGTGCGCACTTCCATCACGACGGTGTTCGTGGCCGCATCCACCGGATAATCGGTGTCGTAGTCATACGTCGTGCCGCTGCCGGAGGTCGTCAGGTCTTTCGCTCCGGTGCCGTCGGCTGCCGTGCATTGCTGCAGCTTGCAGGTGTCCAGGTCATCGGCGGCATTCCAGGTCGGGCCAACCCAAATCTTGGCGTAAATGTCATGGTAGCCGCGCGCATCGTGCGCCGGTGCCCAGTAGGTGGCGTTCTGCGTAGCGGTGTTCGTGCCACCGATATCGCACTGCGGCAGGATCACAACCTTTGCATCATGGCTCATGCTCAACATCTCATCACTCCTTAGCGTGCATCAAGCACGACGAACGGCGACAGGGTGTTGGCGCTTTGGAATGGCGTCAACGGCGCATTCCACAGGCTCTGCCCATCCACCCGGTACACGAAGCGGAAAACCTGCTCGTCGGTCAGGAAGGCGACATGAATTGACGAAGCCGCCTGGATGCCGCCCTTCTCGATCAACGCATACTGCGACAGGTCCAGCAGCATCACGTCGCCCTGGTCGCCCACGGTGTCGGCCTGCTCAATCGGGATCACGGGTCGCCCGAACAAGGTGCCGTACATCGCGCCGGACAGCCCGCCCGCGGGCATGTACACCGGCACGCCGCCCGTGCCAACGTCCATCGACATACCGTAGAGCTGCGGCTCAACGTCCTGGTTGATGAACCAAACCGCATTGCGCCGGCTCGGTGCCCACATGCGCGACCACATCTTGACGATGTTCTCGAACACGACGGTATCAGCGGCCTGGAGATTCTCCTTTGCCACGGACACCAGCGCACCCGATCCGAGGATGCCAGCCGGTTGCACGCCGCCCGCGCCGCGAATGATCGCGTCCTCGGTGAGGAAGCGCAGCTCAGCAGGCACGACGCGCGACACGATGCCTTCCAGCGCCGTTGCGTCCTGCAGCAGTTCATCGGTGGCGTAGACCACAGCCGCGACCTTCTTCAGGTCAAGCTGAATCTGCCGGAACTCAGGCATGGATGAGGTTTTGGTAGCGGCTTCGGCCAGCCAGTAGCCGCGCACGCCGCCCCAGCGCGAACCAGTCGCGCGCGAGGTCTCAGCCAGCGCATTCAGCTTGACGCCGTTCGAATTAGCGCCCACCGGGATACGCCAGCAGCGCGACATCACCGCGCCGTCCTCGTACATGCGCTCGACCAGTCCGCCAACGAGGTCCTGCTGAACAAGGAATCCACCCTGCGCCGGAATGGTCTCGTTCAGACCCAACGCCTTATAGGTGCGCAGGAAGTCGGGATAACGCGGCTGCCCGCCCGGTGTGCTCATGGCCGCAACGTCCTGGAGGAACATGCCCAGCGACTTGTACGGCCCCTTGTCAGCCGGGTCTTTCGGCGTGGCCGGCACTGCCGCCGCGCCCTTGACCTCCGGCTCCTCTTTCGCCAGCTCTGCCTTGTAAGCCTTGACTGCCTCAGTCGCAGCTTGCCGGGCGATAGCGGCGATATCCACCGGCTCGACGGCCGGTGCGTTCGTCTGCTCGCTCATTGCTAAATCTCCTGCAAATGTCTTGATCTCAACTGGCTCGGTTGCATCCTTCGCCGCATCTGCTGACAACGCCTCAAGCGCGTCATCCTCTAGCAGTGCCTTTAGTTCGGGATGTTCCTCGACCAGAGCTTTGAGCCTGCGTACGCCAAGTGTTCTCGGTTCCGCAGGCGTCGGCGTCAAACTGAATTCCACGATGGGCCACGCCTTGATCGACTTGCCTTCGCGCCGGACCAGGTGCGAGATGGAGCCGGATGACCAGCCCAATACGCCCTTTTCGATGAGCTTGACCACTGCCTCTACGTAGCGTTTACTGCGGTCAAGCTGGGCCTCAACCCATAACCCCATGTCATCCGTCTTTGTTTCCGTAACCACACCTAACGGTTCCTGAACTTCAGCGTCCAACGTGTGGTCGTAGTAGACGCGCTTAAGCGGCACATAGCCACCGTCAAAGTCGGTCTGTGGCGTGAAAGTGTCGCCTTCGATATCATGCGCGCCCCACACGACGCCATAACCTGCAACGGTTACGCTGTCGTCGGTGATGGCCTTGATCTCAACTATGTTCATAGTCCAAGCTCCTTGCGCGCGGCCTGTTCGGTAACGCGTTTGACATCGCCGCGGCGCTCCACATTGTTGACAGCCTGCGCATCGGTCATCCAGCCGGTCGCCCGATGTTGTGCCGTCTGGTATTGTGACGACTGCACATACTTGGCATAGCGCACGCCCCGGTTGCGCACAATGGCATCTGTGCTTCCATGATGCAGGACCGTCCAGCCGCGTTGTACCCGCTGCGACATTGGATCGCTTTGCCGTGTGTAACGTATCGGCAAGCCAGCTTTGCGTCGTATGGCGAAGTAATAGCGCCGCGCCTTCGCGCTGGCCCAAATGACCGGACGGTGCGCCGGAGGCGTAGACTTCTGTAGCTCGCCTTGCACCAGTTGACCGACGGCATAGGTTGAGGCACGCAAAGCCCGGTCAACCTTCGCCGGGTCAAGCTGCTTCAACAAGTCATCCGGTATCTTGACTTCGACCTCAAACACGATGCTTGCCTTTCGCCAATTCGAGATGCGTGCCACAGCGACAATTGATATGCGCCGGAGGTCCACCCGCTTGTGCGCCCCATTCGCTTTCCGGTCGCCTGTCCAATGGCCCGCAAATCGGACACACCTTGTCGTCGCCCGATGTATCCCACACTTGCACCATTGCGATACCATCTTCCTCTGCTAACTTCTGATAAATGCTGGTCGCCTGCGCGTATGCCCGTGTGACTTCAGTCGTCCCGATCATGGCGGCGCGTACATCGCCAAATGTCGGCGCAAGCATGGCGCGCAAATCAGCGTTGCTCATGCCGGGTGTAGCCACAAACGCCTCAATGGCCTTGCTCACCACCTTGCGCGTCGTGTCAGTGATACCCTTGACCAACTCGAAGGCGTAACCTTGCGCCCACGCGAGTGCCGCCTCATTCACCGCAGCTATATCGAAGTCAACGCCAACCAGCACTGCATTGCGTAGCACCTGCTCAGTAGCAATGCTGGTTAGTTGTGGCTGCAACGCCTTGCGCATATCCTGCGCGAACAGGTCATAATCGAATTCGGACCCGGCTTCGATGGCTGCGATTGCGCGCTCTTCGGCCTCGCGCAGAACCTTTGCAATCCGCTTTTGCAGCGCCGCTTCCGCGGCCGTCATGTCAGCCGCCTTGAGGAAGTCGAATGCTGTGTCAACGTCCTCATTCATGCGCTGCGTCACCAGCGCCTTGACGCCCGCTGGAATGTGCTCAGACTCGAAGCCCGTCACCCGCCCGCGCTTGTCTACCTTGCGTTCCCACAAGCGCAGGTCGCTGCGCATGGCGCGCTCGCGGCGCTCATCGCGCTCATCGCTGTCCGGTTCGGCTGTTCGTGGTGTGCCAGGCGTTGTGACTACTGGTTGGCTGAACCGCGCCTTCTGTAACTCGAAGTCACGTTCTTGGGCGCGCTGCTTTTCAGCTTCGGCCTCCGCGAGCATTTCCCATTGATCCTGCGTCAAGTCATAGCCGAGCACTTCCAGCGCCAGCTTCAGCGGCATACCCGAGGACACCAACGACGCCAGCGAACCGGCGCGCTGTTCCTCGTCCTCCTGGAGAATGTCCAGGTCTTGCGGCCTGAATTGCAACTCCAACCCGTACAGTTGGAATAGCTGCTCGTTGGCGACTTCCTGGATCATCTCGCATTCCGGCGCTATCGTGTCCAGAATGAAACTCTGCTTGTGCTCCTTCGCCGTCGCGAAGTTGGCAGCATCCTCCAGCATGGTCTGCGGAATGCCCATCGCCGTGGCGATCTGTGCGCGCACGCCCGCTTGCAACTCAGGCAGAGCCAGCGTATTGACGGGCGGCTGAATCACTTCCGGCTTCAACCCGCCCTGCAGCACCACAGCTTTCCAGGCATTGCGCACGCCGGCAACCATGCGATTCCACGCGCCCTCGATGCGCTCGGCTTCACCGCGCGGCAGCGTGCTATCCGTGTGAAGCAGCAGCGCCGGAATTGCGCCGTGCTCGAAGAAGCCCGCGGCCCACTGGTTGACGTTCTTCGCAATACCCGCCGCTTCGAGCGCCACTTGCAACGGTGCAACGCCCGGCCCCAGGTCGTCATACGGATTGAACGAATGCCCGTACACGATCTGTTGTGGCGTGAAGCGTTTGGTGACCGCGCCGACCTTCTGCTCGAAGCCCTGAATACCGTTCTCGTTGTACTCGGCTTTCATCGTCAGCGGGTTGAGCCATTGCAGTTCTTTGAGCACCACCCGGTTAGCGCGTTTCAGCCAGTAGAATGCGCCCCACACGGATAGCGCGGCTTCGGTATTCCACAGCAGGCGCGTCAACGGCCACGGCGAATCAACCTCGTCGTCGGAACCTTCACGCGTAACCACGAACGGCATGGCGGCAACGGCATTGGCGCGCAACTGGACGCAGCGATAGGCCCACGCGACCGACTGATACATTTCGGCTGCGTCGCCGTGGCCCGTGATCTGCGCATCCAACCAGGTGTCGAAGTCGCTGAGCGTGATGCCCTTATAGCCTTGTGCGCCGCCAATGACGTGATAGGTCATGCAATAAACCTCATATAGTCCATACCCGCGTTCTGTGCCGCACTCCACGCCAGCGCCAGGCTCATCACATGGTCGTCGTGCATGCCAGCCGGCGCGCTGTAACGGATCATGCCACCCGGCAAGCGTTCGGCTTCGTAGGCTTGCAACTCAGCAATCAGCTGCGCGTCGTTGAGGATACGCAGCTCATCACGCTCGAAGGCCAGTGCAAGCCCGTCAATAATCATCGCCTTGCTCGCGTTTGTCGTGGTGAAGCCCAGCACCGGCAAGCCCTCGCCCAGTAGTTGTTCTACCAGTGGCCCGCCCATGCTATTCGTCTCGGCGACGATCTGCGCGATGTTGAAGCGTTCTGACAGCGCCCGCAGGCGCGACGTTTGCAGCCGATAATCCGTGTCGAGCATCCGGTCGACGTAGCACACCTC